CAACAGACCCAGCACTTGCTACAGGTGATGAGTATGATGTTAGCTTTTTAGCTACTCCACATAGACACATCTTTCATTTTGAAGTGTCTATTGAAGTATTTCACAACGACCGTGATATTGAGTTTATTCAATTTAAAAGATGGTTAGAGAATCAATATTCTCAAGGCATTCTAGAATTGAATTACAAAAGTTGTGAAATGATTAGTGATGATCTTTATGAGATTATTGCAACTCGGTATCCAGATCGTAATATCGCTATTCAAGTATCGGAAGATAATGAGAATGGTGCTACTATTGTCTATAACACAAACAAACCTTATCAACAACTCGCTATTTAAAGGAATATAAAATGGCAAAACAACAATCTAACCCACGTGTTCAACAAATCTTTGAGGATCTAGAAAACTATCTAATGTTCTGTCAGGATTATGGATACAAGTTTGATGAATCAACACTATATGATATGCGTAGCTTTGCATATCGTCAGTTTACTAAAGCAGTAACTGGCAAGTGGGCTAAAGATCAATGGGCCGAAGATACACGTCCATGAGAAAACTGTTTTACATGGGTCTTGAACCCTACAAAGCACGTTACACTTTACAATTACAAGAGTGGAATGAACGTGTCTTTAAACAACGTGGCATTAACTATGTTATTGTCCCGGGTGAAACTCTCAGCAATGACCAAGCTATTGTTACAGGTCAAGTACTAGATGCACATGGTCGTACATACTTCGGTATGAGTCAACTAATGAATTTAGTTAAGATGATGAAGCAAGGTGAGTGTAGTGATGAAGATATTGTATATTTTGAAGATATGTTTCAACCAGGTATTGAGAGTTTGCCGTATATACTTAAGCAAGTTCCTGCTAATCTCCGTCCTCGTATATTTGTCCGTTGTCTTGCTCAGTCAATCGATCCGGATGATTTCGTACATGTATGGGGAATGAGTGAATTCATGGGTCACTATGAAAAAATGGTTGATAGCTTTGTAGATGGCGTACTAGCTACTAATGAAGAAATGATTATGCACATGAAGGTTGCAGGATGGAAGGCACCACTATATAACATTAGCGGGCTTGCATTCGGTAAACATGAAGTTCGTAGTCGTATCATTGGTCCTCTCAAACCTTTCAATCAACGTAAAATGCGTGTAGCATTTAGCGCAAGATGGGATCAAGAAAAACAACCAGACTTCTATATGGATTTGATTGAAGCATTCTATGCCAGATCAAATAATAATATTGAATTCTGTGTATTCAGTGGTAGTAAACTAAAAAGCAATAACGAAAGTTATATGGAACGCACTCGCAAATTACAGAGTGAAGGTAAACTTGTTATATATGAGGATTTAGAAAAAAATGACTACTATGATCTCCTTAATGATACTCGTGTGCTTTTTAATTGTGCGTTACAAGACTGGGTGTCTAACACTGTCAGTGAAGCAGATACTTTGGGTTGTAACGTTCTCTATCCTGCTTACCGTAGCTTCCCTGAAACTTTTGCAAATGACAATACAAGATTATACATCCCCTGGAGTATCGATGATGCTATGTCAAAATTGCAAAACTTGTTAGTAGCACCGCATAACTTTCAAGGTCGTATTAGCGATTACAATGATGGAACTATTGACCGTATCTGTGATATCATGGAAGGCAAGGGAGATCAATATTTACGCATGAGTAGTGACTATCGTAAATACACAAGAGAAACAAAATACCCATAACATAAAGGAAATAAAATGAGCGCACAAAATGATATTGAAACTAGTTTGGCAGCATACAATGCTGAAAATGATAAGTTTAACAAAGGTAATGCAGCCGCTGGCACCCGTGCCCGTAAAGCATTGGCAGAGTTAGCAAAAGCAGTTAAGGCTCGCCGTAACGAAATTACAGCAGAAAAAGCCGCACGTGCAGAAGCAAAAGCTAAGGCGTAATCATGGCAACCCGCAAGAAGCAATCAGGTAATGTTCCTTCTGGTGGTTGGCCTAAAATCGTTCAGGGTACTCATCTCACTGTGAAAACATTTGAAGATGGGCACACTGAATTAGTTTGGGACTGGGACGCACTAGTTAATGAGGTACGAGAAGCGTGTGCTAGTGCTGAACTTGCTAACATGAAGCCTGCAGTTAAGGCTAAATCAAAAAAATCAGTTAGTAAAACAAAGTGATAAATACATATGTTGCATAAAGGCAACTAAATAGACCTAGGTCTCGTTGAGCATTAACGATAGATGCTTTGAAAGGAACATATGTATAAACTTTATCAAATAATCAATACGGTCAACGGAAAATCGTATATAGGTATCACAAAACTTTCCATAACTGAGCGATGGAATGCTCATATCTCCAATTCAAGAAAACTTAAATATCCTTTGCATTTTGCTATAGTAAAGTACGGATCAACTTCTTTTACAATTAATCTTTTAGAAGAAAATGAGGATAGAAAAGTTATCAGTGGATTAGAAGAACCTACCATTCAACGATTAAAAACACACATTACACAACATGGTTATAATGTTGCTAAAGGTGGTTATGGTGGTGATTTGGGGCTGGAGGCTACTTCAAAAAGAATTGAAACAATCAAAAACTATTCACCTGAAAGAAAAGCCAAACATCAAGAAAAGTTGCGGTTGCGTAATTTAGGTAAGACAAAAGAAAATGATGCCGGAAGACTATCACAATCAGAAAAAATAAAAGGTAATTCTTTTAGAAAAAACATACCACATACCCCTGAATCAAGTTTAAAAATTTCTAGGGCAAATACAGGTAAAATACGATCCGAAAGCTCTAGACAAAAATATAGTAATAGTGCTAAACTAAGAGGAACAGGGCCGCAACTACAAGGTAAAAAAGTAAGTTGTATTTGCTGTAAAAGAGAGTGGGATTTAGGTAACTTTACACAACATATAAGGAAAAATAAAAATGTCTTTTAACAAAACCAAAACAGATCCTGAGCTAGGATTAAAGGTACACGCACATCTAGTTAAAATGGGTGTTGAAACTCCTACTATTCCAAATGGATTGAGTAGAACAGATAAAATTGATATCATTGAAGCAAAGTTTACCGATATTATGAAAGCCTTAGGACTTGATTTGTCTGATGATAGTCTTATTGAAACACCCAAGCGTGTTGCTAAAATGATGGTAGGCGAAACAATGTGGGGTCTTGATTACGAAGCATTCCCTAAATGTACAACAGTTGACAACAAGATGCAATACAACGAAATGGTTGTAGAGCGTAATGTTAATGTTCAATCTAACTGCGAACATCATTTTGTAGTTATTGATGGATTGGCTACTGTAGCTTATGTCCCTAAACAAAAAGTATTAGGGCTTAGTAAGATCAACCGTATCGTAGAATATTTCAGCAAAAGACCTCAAATTCAAGAGAGGTTAACAGAGCAGATTTTTCACACCTTACAGTTCATCCTTGATACAGAAGATGTTGCAGTTATGATTGATGCACAACACTATTGTGTAAAATCACGTGGTGTAGAAGATACAGGTAGTAGTACTGTTACTTGTCGTTTAGGTGGTGGTTTCAAAACTGACCCTGCGGCACGTAGTGAATTCTTACAGATTGCTAATAAGGGTTGCAAATGAAATTTAAATTAGGTAACATGGTTAAAAAAGTGTCTGGCTCACAATGGCACGGTAAAGTAGTAGGCACATATTCAACAGAGTTAACACCTGAAGGATATGCAGTTGAAAGCCACACTGAAAAAGGCTCTGTACAAATATATCCTGCAAAGGCCCTTGAGTTATGGACAGAAATGGAGACCAATAATGGGATTTAGAAAACCAATGGATTATAATAGTGTACATCATCAAATCTATATTGCAGGTGTAGAACTACATAGCAAATATAATGATGGGTTCAATCAATTTGAAATCAAAAAAGACCTACATCGTATCAAGTGGTTACTTGATGAAATAATGGCTGACAGTCCCACATTCGCAGGTGAAGAAGAATTCTTAAAAGAACACGACCAAACTAAGATGTGGAGAACATTGTCAAAATGATTTTCAATCACATTAAGAAACTTAAACAAGAAGGTAAGAAAATTGGTATTACCTTTAGCACATTTGATATGCTACATGCAGGTCATATTGCTATGTTAAGTGAAGCAAAGAATCATTGTGATTATTTGATTACAGGATTACAAACTGATCCAACGATTGATAGACCTGATACTAAAAATAAACCAGTTCAAAGTATTGTAGAACGACAGATTCAACTTAGTGCATGTCGCTATGTTGATGAAGTAGTTGTATACCAGACAGAACAAGACTTGCGAGACTTGTTGCTTATTCTTCCCGTAGATGTACGTATTTTGGGTATTGAATATGCAGATAAAGATTTTTCAGGTAGGGATGAATGCTTTGATAGAAACATTGAAATTGTGTTTAATGGACGTGACCATAGTTTCAGTAGTTCAAGTTTAAGAAAACGGGTAGCTGATGCCCAAATTATAAATACACTTAATAAATAATATGACTCAAAGAATTTTAATCATGGGCTTACCAGGAGCCGGCAAAACATATCTGGCACAATATCTTAATGACCATTTACAATCTGAAAAGAAAAAAGTAGGATGGCTCAACGCTGACGATGTCCGTAAGAAATATAACGACTGGGACTTCAGCACAGAAGGTCGTATTCGTCAAAGTCATCGTATGCGTGAACTAGCAGATAGTATGACAGACATGGATTATGTCATCTGTGACTTTGTTGCTCCGTTAGTTGAAATGCGTAACAACTTCAAAGCAGATTGGACTGTTTGGGTTGATACTATTGAAAAAGGTCGCTACGAAGATACTAATAAAGCATTTATTCCTCCTGAACAATATGATTTCCGTATCACTGAACAGAACGCAGAAAAATGGAGTGAATTCATTTTTGCTCATTTATATGACAACCGTCGTAGACCAGTATTTGATTGGCAAAAAGAAACAGTACAAATGTTAGGTCGTTGGCAACCATGGCATGCAGGACATCGTAAATTGTTTGAACGTGCTATCGCTAAGACAGGACAAGTAGTTATTCAAATTAGAGACTGTCAAGGATGGCAAGGTTCTAATCCTTTTGCAATTGACCAAGTTAAGAGTTTTATCAAACGTGACTTAGATATGTTATATCAAGGTCAGTATGAGATTCAAATCGTTCCAAACATTGTTAACATTACATATGGACGTGATGTTGGATATAAGATTGAACAAGAAACTTTTGACGATGCTACCCATTCTATCAGTGCCACAAAGATTCGTAAAGAATTGGGATTAAAATGAACAAATACCATGTTAGATTTAATACCAAACACAATGGCAGTGATCTAGTGTGGAGAATTTTTGAGAATGGTGTAGAATATCTTGCTACTGATGTTAGAATTATCGGGGAAACATTTACTGAATGTACACATGAACATGGTGAAACTAAATGGAATATTGCCTGTCATGGTAGAATGGTTTGGGTAGACAAGGTTGCGGTAATTGTAACAGATAAAGATTAAATAATACAACCGGTCTCTTTGGGCTCATCCCGGTATACAAATTCTGCGTCCTATGCTATAATATAACATAGGAGAAAAACATGGCAAACAAAAAATTCTTTTCAACAAAAACATACAGACAAATAGGTCCTGTCGCATATCGTCAATGGCGTGCTGACAGTCATTGTAACTTAATTCATGGTTATGCTATGAGTTTTCACTTTGAGTTTGAAGCTGATACATTAGATGCACGTAACTGGGTAACTGACTTCGGTGGATTACGACCACTCAAAGATAAACTAGAAGAATGGTTTGACCATACTCTATTAGTCGCACAAGATGATCCAATGCGTGAACATCTATTAGAACTAGGTCGTTTGAAACTAGCAAAGATTACAGAAGTAGAACGCACTGGTTGTGAAGGTATTGCTGACTTCTTGTACGAATACGTTAACACAATCTTTTTACCTAATTGTGGTAGTGAAGAAGCAAAACGTGTTTGGTGCTGTAGAGTAGAAGTACGTGAGACTGACAGCAACATGGCAGGTCGTGGTGGTCACAGAGAAGATAGAGAGTTTGAATAATGTTAGAAACAATCTGCGATACATTAGTTGAAGCATATAGACGCAATTGGATTACCAGTCGTGATGGCAATGTAAGTATTCGTCATCACGACCGTGATCATTTTTATATTACACCCAGTGGCGTTCGTAAGCAGACCATGCAACCTGATCAATTTAAAAAGATCAAAATTGTCAGTAGTCTAATGTGGAGAGAAGAATCATACTCTGACATCAGTGCTAACTTAAAGCCCAGCGGAGAGATTCCATTACACTTTGGCCTACAGAAAAATATGGGGCAACACAGTAATGATGTTAGGGTAGTAGTTCATTTACATCCTACTTATTGTGTTGCCGCTATGCATCGTGGCATTGAATTAAGTAATCTTGCTAATGACTTTCCGGAACTAAGTAGGTATACTAAAGTAGCACCAAATGTAGGAGATGTTGCTCCTATCAGTCAAGAACTAGGTGATGAGTGTCATAAAAACTTACAATTAGATCATGACGGTAATATTGCTTACGACATTGTGGGTATTAAGGGACATGGTGTAGTTGCTATAGATACAAGTCCATGGCGAGCATTTGAACACATTGAACGATTAGAACATATTTGTCAAATTGTTTTAGCGTCGGGTAAATATTAACATGAGTTACATTGTAGGATCGTTGCCACCTATCAAGTGTTGGATAAAACGTGAATTTCTCTACAACTTTGAAAAAGGTCACGGAGAATTAGAACCTGCTATATGGGTAAGTCTTAAAGCATTGCGTGGACAAGTATTTCGTATTGAATCATTATTACCCAACTATGGTGCACTATACGACAAGTTGCCTATTCATGCTTACGTATGGCAAGAAAACTATACAGGCAAGTTGCCCATAGATACTTTACAATTATGGGATTGCATGGGTTATCGTTTTACTATTATTGAAAAAATAGGCTTACGTAATTTAGGTGTTAAGTTTCTAGGTAAAGATAAAGAGTGGCATCACGGAACTTACTTGTTTACTGTAGACTTTTGTGCAGATGGCATGGATGTAGATACTGGGTTTACTGAAGTTGCAGAAGAACATAAATCGTTTAACTTTATTAAATTAGAAAACGGTCAGTTTGCTTGTCAACCTAACAACCGATGTTTGTGGTACGATCAAAGTTTGATTTCAGGAAATGTTAAATTCCCAGACTTTAAAGCCGCACAGACTATATTCACAGTAGATGGCACACGTAAATGGAGTGCAGGAGATGATTGGTTTTATTCTATTGAGGAAAAAAATGAATAGTTTAGAAAAAATATGGGCAAGAGCAACTGGTCATTTAATGGGTAATACAGATGATGATCGTCCGGATGTTCCCATTCTTACATTAAGAGAAGCAAAAATCGCATTGTTCCTAAAAACTTTCTGGGTGGTGCTACATGTGATAACATGTTGTTTTATTATCGCAAACACAATACATAATTGGTAAAAATATAGTATTCAGAGTGTTGGTTAAATTATACTTTACCGTCACCTTGTATAAATACATATAAGGAGATAAAAATGATTAAGCAAAAAATACTCAACAGTAAAGAACGAACGACTAAGCGTAGAAAAAGATCAGATTTGATGAAAGATTTTGGAATAAATGCTGACCAGTATGAGGCAATGCTAGTAGAACAAAATTATGTCTGTGCAATTTGTAGTAGACATGATATATGCAATAGGGATTTAGCAGTGGATCATTGTCATGTTACAAAAAAGGTAAGAGGACTACTCTGTACCAATTGTAATATGGCACTTGGGAAGTTCCAAGATGATTTACAAAATCTATTAAATGCAGTAGAATACTTAAAGCGAGATTATAATGTACCCAATGTTTTGGATTCAATTGAGCGAATTACGCACAATGATAGACCTAATTGGAAAATGATGGTAACTACTCCTAATGGAATGTTTCCTTCAATGATACATGCGGCAAAACATTATAATGTACATGAAACAACTGTTAGGGGATGGTGTTTACCTAACAGTAAACGAAAAAAAGAGGGATTCACTTGTGAAAAACTCTATATATCAATGAACGATTTGAAAGAACATATAAATGGCAAACATAAAAGTAAGTGAACTTTTTTATAGTATACAAGGAGAAGGCCGATATATCGGAGTACCAAGTATTTTCCTACGAACATTCGGATGTAACTTTAAATGTGCAGGCTTTGGTATGCCTAAAGGTCAATTAAGCACAGAAGTAGAAGATATTGCCTCAAGGGTTCATTATTATGATGATTATAAAAAATTACCTTTAGTCAGTACAGGTTGTGACAGTTATGCTTCATGGGATCCTAGATTTAAGCATCTTAGTCCTGTTCGCCCTACTGATGATATTGTTGACGATATTATGGCTATGCTTCCTAACAATCGTTGGATGGATGAACATCTTGTTATTACAGGTGGTGAACCTTTACTTGGCTGGCAAAGAGCATATCCTGACTTACTTTCAAACGAAAAAATGAGGGGTCTCAAAGAAATTACATTTGAAACTAATGGTACGCAAGAACTAAGTCAAGACCTCACAACTTATCTACAACGCTGGAAGATCAATCGTGAAAAGAATGCACTTACATTTAGCGTAAGTCCTAAACTAAGTATCAGCGGTGAGAAGTGGGAAGACGCAATTTGCCCTAGTATTATTCGTCAATATGAAAGTATTGGTTTTGTATATCTTAAATTTGTTATTGCTACTAAAGAAGATGCACTAGAAGCAGATAAAGCAGTAAAAGAATTTCGTACAGGTGGATTCAGAGGTCCAGTATACTTTATGCCATGCGGTGGTGTAGAATCTGTATACAGCATGAATGCAAAGAACGTAGCAATTGAAGCAATGAATCGTGGTTATCGTTATAGCGATAGGCTCCAGGTGCCACTATTCAAAAACGCATGGAATACGTAAAATAGTATACTATTAAGTCCCCCAATGTTTTATAAATATTAGTATGAAAACATTAGGGGAACTATGACTAATCCGATAAACAAAAAAACTAAAGAACAATTTATATCTGAAATACCAAAAGATTTAGATATAGAGATTATAGGTGATTATGTGAATACTGATACAAAAATTGAGTATAAGTGTAGTCACGGAACACATTTTAACTATCCATGGCAAATTAAGAAAATGAAGTACTGTTGCCGAAAAAGTTATTATGATAGCGGTAAAATGTGGGAAAAAAGAATTAATTCATTGGATGACTTGAAAGAAAGAGCAGTAAGAGATAGGTCCGATATTGATGTTTCGGAATGCTTCATAGATGAATCCGGGAAATACAAACGGCTGTCAAATATTCGATGTACCAAGCATAATATCTATTATAGTTCAATTGCCCGAAATAAAACAGGCCAATGTCCTGAATGTTATAAGGAATATAACTTAGAGCGATTGAAATTAGCACAAGTAGTGGCTTGGGAAAGTCAATCTTCAGGTAGTTTTGTAAGCAAGAGCGAGACAAAATGGTTAGATGAATTATCCGTTAAGGATAGACAAGTGTGGTTAAAGGATGTAAAATACAAAGTAGATGGGTTTGATCCTAAAACAAATACGGTGTATCTTTATCATGGTAGATTTTGGCATGGTTGCCCTGAAACATTTGATCCAGAAATGATTCACCCCATAGTCAAACTTCCTATGAAGGATTTATATGAAAAGACAATGATGTACGAGAATAAAATAAAAAACGCAGGATACAATTTAATAGTGAAGTGGGGGACATAATGAAACAAATAGTAATTACAAGAAATCAGTTTGAAAAGCTGAAGGAAGTATTTGAGATGTATGATCTTGATAGAGTGGTATGGAAAGAAGAATCACCAAGCGGCATTGGTCCTAATGTCACACTTGAATTCGATCCAAAGAGCACAATAAAGATAGATATTACCGATGTAGAGAGTTGGTGATGCCACTAGATGAAGTACAATCATACGATTATTTCTATGACAAATTGATAGGTACTGAACTTAAGTTTGCTTGGTTACCACAAATTTGTGATATATCAGGCAAACGTATTTGGTTAAAGAAGGGCTATCGTATGACTAGAATGTATACAGGTCCCGGTGATCCTATCTTTGAGCATAGATGGCACGATAAAATAGAGCACATCATTTGGAAACTAAAAAGGTAAATATATGTATGAATTAAGATATCTTGTCCGAAACGGTTGGGACGGACCAGAAAAAGTGCTACAATATAGAACACAAATAGAAGTAACTGAGTACAGCACTAAGACTGATGAAGGTAAATATATATCAGTAAAAAAATGGACTGACTGGCGTGACGTGCCCACTGTAAAAGATATATGAGAACATACGATAAACGAATTGGTTTTTTAGTAAGCTATCAAACACTTATTCCACATGGTGGCATAGGACAATTTACAAAAAGTTTTTGTGAGTTGATGGATAGTCATAACATTAAAGTTGATATCATTACAGATAAAGAACCTCATGATAATGAGTTCATTAAATCTATTCCCGCAAATATTATTGCACCATTAGAATCATTAAAGTATACCGATCATAGCAATATCTTTATGTATGGTGATACATTTTGCTATGAGAGAATGGCTAACTTCCGTACAGCAATTGTAGAGGCATTAGAACATAATCTATATGATGCTCTAATATGCAATACGTATGAAACTGTACAGGTAGCAAGTACAATGGGATTAGAGGATGTAATTCAAGTCATTGCTTATACACATTTAGAAAGTCAAATCTTTACAGATACAAAGAATCCTTTCTTAAACGCAACAAATGAAATGATGCGTAAACAGTTAGAAATGAATGCTTTATTTGTAGGTACACAAAGTAAGTTTAATCAATTAAGTATCAGTGATACAGTTTGGCATCTTCCCATTCCTATCAGCGAGCCTGCATTATTAGAAGAACATCATAAACAACGTGAAGGTATACTATTTGTCGGTCGTTGGGAAGAGGGTAAAAATCCTGAATTGTTCTTAGACTTGATTGAACAAACACAACTTCCAGCAAAAGTAATGACTAGCGCAAATGGTGCAAAAAAGTTTGAAGATAGACTGAAGAAGATTGGTGTACCATACGAAATTCGTGTAGGCATTATTGGACAAGAGAAAGTTGATTTTATGACTAGTGCTAGAATTGCATTCAATCCTAGTATTGTTGAAAGTTATGGTATGGCATTCTATGAACAACATATTCAAATGCCTACCTTAGTATTAGAAAATCAGCGTTGGACTAATAACTTTAACAAACATTTCTTTTATACTTGTACTAAAAAAGACATGGCAAGTAAAGCAAAAGAGTTGTATGATATTTTTGAAAAAGCAGAAAGATGGTATAACTTAGGATCATTACAACATGCACAAGAACAAGAAGCCATAGTCTTTCACAAATGGAATACATGTTTTAATACGTTTGAGTCAAAAAAATCTAATAGTAATACTGCTAAAATATGTAATGAGACTACAATTAAACATGTTGATTTTATTAGTGGTTTAAACCGTAGTATTATCTGTATTGATGATGTACGTAGTGTATTAACTAATAAGCATAAGTTTAGAGTTATCTATACAGACCAAGATACATACTTAACAAAAGATCCTAGTTTTGAACCAATAGAAGAAACAGAAGGTCTATCATTATTTGAGGGTTTATGAAAAAAGTTTTAATTACAGGTAGTTCAGGCTACATTGGCAGTCATCTATGCAAAATGCTTGAGAATGAATATGAAGTTCATGGCTTAGATATTGATGAACCACAAGCACCGTTGAATGAGTTTTATCGTTGTGATATTAATAGACAATTTGCTATACCCGGCGATATTGAATACGATGCTGTTATTCACTTAGCCGCATTAGTTCGTGTGGGCGAAAGTGAACAAATACCAATCAAATATTATATCACTAACTTGAATGGTACGATGAATGTTATTAACAGAATAAAAGCAAAGAACTTTATATTTTCAAGTACAGGCACCGCACAAGATTGTCAAAGTGCTTATGGTATCAGCAAACGAGCCGCAGAAGATGTAGTTAGAGAATATTGCACACAGCATAGAAAACAAGATTATACTATCTTTAGATTTTACAACGTTGTAGGTAGTGATGGGTATGAACCTACTAACCCTGATGGACTAATGTACAATCTAATGAAAGCACGTGAAACAGGTGAGTTTACTATATTCGGTAATGACTATGATGTAAGTGATGATGGAACATGTGTACGTGACTATGTTCATGTGAATGAGATTTGTGACGCATTAATGCAAGCAATTGAAAAACCTAGCAATAGTGTTGAATCATTAGGTCACGGAGTAGGATGGACTGTTAAGGAGATTGTTGATGAGTTTAAAAAAGTAAATAATGTTAACTTTAACGTATTATCCGGTCCAAGAAGAAAGGGTGATTTACCTAGTTCAGTACTAGCTAATGTATCACCCTATATGCGTAATCTGTATTCAATGGATCAGTTATTGAAAGTTTAAATCAATCCAATCTTTCCTGGATACATTGGACCATCTTTAACTCTTTCACCCCCATCAAAGTATCGTAATTCAATAGGCATATCTGGCCAGTTTAATCTATATGCAGCCATGATACGATGATTACCTTCATTGACCCAAGCTTCACCATTGTATGCTACCATGATGTAAGGTAGATATTCTTCACCTGCTCGTCCTGGTGGCAACTTACCAGTCTTTTCCATGTAATTCATTAGTGACTTTAGGTCATCTTTACGTACATTGGTTTGTTCGTGACGCATACCTGGTAGTGAAGCTAAACGCATTACACGTACTCTAGGTGGAATTCCAATAACATGAGCAGTGGTACTACCCATATATGGAACACCATAACTGTTACGGCCTTTACTTTTAGCGTATTCAATCTTTTCCTGTAGCCAATCTTCATTGGGTACATCTACGCTAAGTTTTCCTTCAATAATAAACTCTGTTGCTTTCATTAATGTTTCAATAGTAACGTAGACAATACATCCTGTCTATTAGCACTGATATCACCTTCACCAGGAGCAATAATAACATTCCATTTCTTAATGTTATTCTTTTGTGGAGTAGCCATCATCTCATTATAATCAATGATAGTATCACGCTTTAGATTATATTGTTGTGCTAATCTATCTTTCAGTTCGTCTAATGCGGCAGCATCTTTTGGTTGCCAAGCACCATCAGCAGTCTTATCTAATTTACCATCTTTATCTTTCTTCAATAAGTCATAGAATAACTTACTTGGAACGATACGACTATTCTTAGTTACATCTAGTTGTGGGTCTTGTTGTTTAACTTGTTTCTCTTGGCTAGTGCTTGCACCTTCACTCCAGTTAACAATGAAGTTACTTGGCTTTTGACCCAATGCCGCATCTGCTATCTTTGTATAAGCATAGAACTTAACATCAGGGTGAGAAGCCGCTAATTTAAATGCTAAATCCATATATTCCGGGCTAAAGAAATCGCCAGCATCATGCCAACGAATAGTTAGATTATAACCACCCTTTTGTGCTTGTTTTTCTTCTTTTGTAATTTCACCACTTAATTGATTGAAGAATCCATCTGGATCATTCAATAAGAAAGTAAGTATTCTTCCATCACTTAACCAAGGACCTTCAAACTGAACCTTACCACCCTTCATAGCGAAACAGTCTACTTTACATGAACCAGCACCCGGACATGTATTAACTACGATTAGTTCGTTTGTACCCTCATCTAATGCGATACCAACTAGTGCGGCAAAACCAATGTTATAGAATTGTTCTAGTTCACCATTAGAATGTTTCATCTTCTCATTTTGTTTAAGAAGTTTCTTTGGACGAACACCTAATGCTGTTTTGATTTGGTCTGTATCGTAGCGTTTACCTTCTTCATTGTAGTATTTGACTACACTTGAGCGATGGATGTAAGGTAGTTTATATTTGTCTGTTTTACCCTTTTCACGATTACGAATTCTATCTAAGTAATCGTCTAGTTCTTTACCTTTTAGTTCACGTGTTTGTGCTGGTAGTTTGGTTGCCTCATCTATTTCGTTGTCGGGTAAATCATCAGATTGAGCTAGGAATTGATCCATACTCATAACTTTAATGCCTCCCACAGCACCCGGTAATTTAGGTGTTGCACCCTCAAATAATTCTACAAAATTCATTTTTTAAGATTCCTAATTTTTTGTTCAGCTATCATTACTAGTTTTTCCATTTGTTGAACAGATTCGCAGTTCCAACGGCGTAATGCTTTATTGATTGGGCTATTCGGATCTCGTTTAGTTTTAGCACTTGCTCGGGATTTTTTCATTCCACTCATTCTTGCACAGAATGATTTGCGGCGTTTAGCGGCTTTACTACCCTTTTTAAGTTTACTTGGTTTAGTAGTAACAGCAGTTTTTAACTTTGAGCCTGGATTCTCTCTACGATATGCCTTTACCGCTTTACGGCTCATACCAGATGTTTTGTCCTTTTTGTTGACCTTTTGCCAATCCTCTGTCATTCCCTGTTGACCTAGTGGGATATTAGCAATATCATTTACAGTAATATTAACTAAATTAGTTGTACCATTTGCTAGACGGGCAAACATTCCCTGATTATGTAAATTCATCATTGCGTAATAAAGATAGTTTGGGTCAATAACATCAGTTTTTACAACTTTAATACCAATTCTTGATGGATCAAACTCTTTAACAGGCTTACCCACTGTCTTATCACTACCCTTACGCACTAACCAAAAGTCAGCGTCTGGCATATTAGTAGCAATTTTTGCTAGGTCTTTCAGTCTAGGACTGACATTCTCTGATATAATTTCGGTAAATCTCATATTGGTATCCGTAAATAGTTGACTTTATTGTGTAGATATGCTACACTACATCTATTATTTATCACTTTGGACTCCTATGCACTCTTTTGACATTACCACTAAACGTATCGGTTTCGCTTGCAAATGGGCAGAAATCAACAAGAAAGGTGAGATTGTATCAGCCGAAGGACTTAACACAGGCGGTACAACTCATGCTTGGGCAAAGCGTAATACACGTAGTGTTGTAGAAGAAAAGATCATGGATGTTGCTAAACGCAATATTATGAATACTCACGCACTTGTTAAAAAAGTTGCTACACTTGACCCACAATTACGTATGTTGCGTCTTACTAGTGATATGTTTTCATTCTATACTATGGATGAATACAAAGACTTTTGGCATTCAACTGATGTACAGAATAGCTTAGAACGTTGGATGGCACCGATTGGTGAAACTGCACGTGCTAATGATGTACGACTAAGTTTTCATCCTGACCAATTTGTAGTTTTAGCAAGTGACCGTGAAGAAGTAGTAAATAAGAGTATAGATGAATTTGAATATCATTGTGACATGGCTCGTTGGATGGGCTATGGTCAGAAGTTTCAGGATATGAAAATCAATGTACACATCTCTGGTAGAAAAGGTCCTCAGGGCATCAGAGATGTTTATGGTAGACTTAGCCCCGAGGCACGAAACACACTTACATTAGAAAATGAGGAATACACACATGGACTTACAGACTGCTTATCATTATCTGACCTTGTACCGACGGTTATGGACATACATCACCACTGGATTCGGGAAGGTGAGTACATTGAGCCTAATGATGACCGTGTTAAGAGGGTCATTGACAGTTGGCGTGGCGTTCGTCCTACTTTACATTATTCTGTCAGTAGGGAAGATTGTCTTGTTGAACACTCCCGAAATGAGCGTCCCTCCCATGATGCGTTGATTCTAGCAGGACACAGTAAACAAAAACTACGTGCCCATTCGGACTACTATTGGAACGATGCTGTTAACGATTGGGCATTGACATTTATTGATAAATTTGATATGATGTGCGAAAGCAAAGCTAAAAATTTAGCCAGCTTTAAATTACTAGAAAGATACAAATGTTTGAAAAATTAAAAAACTTATTTAAAAAGCAAGAGGTTAAGCCTGAAGTTAAAAAGAAGGAAACAAAGCCTAAACAGCAAAAACCTTCAGTACCTGAACTTACAGCAAAAGAAAAAGCAACGGCAGCAGGTGAACCATACATTGCTATTACTAAGGTAGAGATCAATCCTGAAAATATCAATGATGGTGCATTTGATTTAGATTTTAATGACAAGTTTGTATTGAATCTTATCAAAGCAGGATATAGACAACGGGATGATGATACTGATATAATTATAGTAGATCGTTGGTTTCAAACAGTATGTAGGAATGTGGCATTAGAGATGTATGAACAACAAGTAGCAGATCCGGAGAACCGTACGGAAAGCCGTGATGCAAGGGTAATACGTACTAAGGATTTAGGTAATGGCCGTACTGAGGTAAGCTAAAAAGTGTTGTTTTGATACAACAAAACAAAATTTGACATTAAATCCATTATCTGTTACATTCTATATATAAACTATAAGGAATTACATGAGTCACTTATCTCCAAATACAATTAAACTAACAACTGCAACAAAGCAGATTGATTTAGCTTTTATGAGACCTCTACAACGTCAATATTTGCACGATGAAATTTTTAAATCTATCAGTGATTCTGAATTGGCTAATGACCAAAGAATTACCATTATCCCTGCAGGAACTAATGCAGGTAAATCTACTGTTATTACTAAGATTACGATTCCTTATGTAGTCTATCTTGATTCTTCAGTTAAATGTATTACTTTTACATCTCCTGATTCGGGATGTGTTGATGGTCCTTATCATAAGTTTCATGCTGAGTGGAATGGCAAACGTATCACATGTGCTGACGGTACTATTAAACAATTTAGGGCCCGTCGTAAAGACGATATTAAATTGTCTTGGATGATCGGTGAAGCTACCTCAGACGAGATTGTTGACGTATGGTTTGTATCTACTCAATGGTTACGTCAGATTTGGAGTGAATATAGTGAACCCTACATGCCAAAATCCATTGGTGTACCACAATATATTTTTGTAGATGAAATTCATTTTGGTATGGGCACAATTGACGCTACTACAATCTTTTTGGATCAAGGCCGTAATAACAACAACTTTGATCCAAAATGGTTGCCTACTATTTATGGTATGGCAGTTGCTGGATCACGTGTTTTAGGTTATACAGGCACTGCTACTGTTAGTCAGCAAGGTGGAACTGCTTTAGGTGCAGGCGTGTTTAAATCATTGACACCAATGCCTGAAAATAAAAACACCAGTGTGTTTGCAGAAATTTTACCTATCAAAACTGATATGTTTTCATCTACCTACCGTAGTGAGTTATTGAATACATACGACTTGTCTAAGTTAGTTTATGAATTGTCTGTTAACAAGTGTGATAAATTTTTCAAAGAGATTGATGCAGACACCTGGCAAAAAGCAATGGATATTGGCATTGTAAAAATCATGCCCGGTGCATTCTTTAAGTTTGGTCGTGAAGATGCTACAAAATCTATTCCATTATATAGTACACGCGGAAGGAGAAATGATTTCCTATCATTTGCCAGTGACTTAAATGCTAATATTGGTATTGTGACCAGTGATGAAAAGAAATACTTTAAACCAAATTACGGAAGACAGTACAAAGATGCATATTCTATCATTAGAGAGGCAAACGATCCATCAAATATTGTTGATCCTTTTTTGTTAAGCGTTATTATGCAAGGTAACATGGGTTGGGATATTCCTCGTCTGAAACAAATTTCATTCTTGGGTTATCCTAGTGCAAAGAATGTTTTCTTGATGCAACTTCAAACTATGGCACGTGCAAAGCGTTTAGTGTGTGATGTATATGACCATACTGATAAAGCACGACAAATTGCAGAATTGGATGTGTCTTCTGAACAGAAAGTTCTATTGGCTAAGTTTGTTGTATTTGTAAACACGGCTAATATTGTTATTCCTAACGATTCACCATTGTTGGATAAAGCATATAATAACTTTCGTAAAAACATGTATACACCTGATCAAGGTTTAGACCTGTATTTAAACATCATTAATACGCATGTGCCTGTTACGAAGAACAATCTGTCTAAAGTAACCAAACCTCACTTTCACATGGGTTACAATCCCGGTTCACAAAATCAAATAAACAAGAAAGATTATTGTGAACATTGTACCGAATTGGGATTAGTTAACGACAAGGGAGTTACCTTCTGCAAAATTATTGGGAGAGTACAAGCAGAAGATGAGGCAGGACGTAAGTTGACTGATGTTGAATTTAACGAGTATTGGAAAGGCCAGTTAAAATTGGATCATCGTAATGGTGATCGTACTGATAATCGTCCTGAAAATCTATATACACGTGATGGTATCAGCGATGGGTTGAAAACCTTAATTCATAAGGATTACTTGAATAGCTACAAAGCGGCTTGACATTAAATCAAAATAGTAGTATACTTACAGCATGAAATACGCATTAATTGACACAGCAAACACATTCTTCCGTGCCCGTCACATAGCATCACGTAATAGTGATACATGGGAAAAGATTGGCATGGCCCTACATCTTACACTTGCATCATGTAATCAAATAGTTCGCAAATTTGGTATTGACCACGTTGTGTTTTGTCTTGAGGGCCGTAGCTGGCGTAAGGACTATTACGAGCCATATAAGAAAAATCGTATTGTTGATACTCAAGCACAAACTCAGGCTGAAAAAGAAGAAAATGAAATGTTCTGGGACACTTATGAAAAGTTCACAACCTTCTTGCGTGAAAAAACTAACGTGTCAGTATTGCGTGATCCTAAGGCAGAAGCGGATGACTTAATTGCCCGTTTTATTCACTTGCACCCTGAAGATGAACATTTCATTATTAGTAGCGATAGTGATTACATTCAACTGATTACAGAAAATGTGAAACAGTACAATGGTATTAGTAATCAATTAATTACTACCGAAGGGTACTTTGATGACAAGGGTAAAATCGTCAAAGATAAGAAAACAGGTGAACCTAAATTGTTAGGTGACCCGCAATATATTCTATTTGAGAAATGTATGCGGGGTGATGCAACCGACAATGTATTTTCTGCTTTTCCCGGAGTTCGTAGTAAAGGTAGTAAGAATAAAGTTGGATTGATGGAAGCTTATGCTGACCGTAATAAACAGGGCTACTCGTGGAACAACATGATGTTGCAACGCTGGTCTGACCACAATGATGTGGAACATCGTGTACGTGATGATTATGAACGTAATCGGGTATTGATTGATTTGACTTGTCAGCCTGATGAGGTGAAACAATCAGTAGATAAATATATCCGTGAAGGTGTGCGTACAATTAATACACCTCAAGTTGGTATTCACTTTATGAGATTCTGTGGAAAATATGATTTGACTAAGATTAGCGAGCAAGCAGAAACTTATGCAAAATGGTTAAACAATCCTTATCAAGGCGTACTAGCATGAACGAACGAATTAAACTACTTGCTGAACAGACTAAAAAGTATGCTCTTGATGCTATGATTAAAATCACAGACAAGGAACAAGCATTGAAAGTTTATTCAGAAACTTATGATACAAAGTTCGCCGAGTTGATTGTTCATCAAATGTTGGATATCACTGATGCACATACAGAGGTGTTCCAAACTGATCGGGACCGGGCCCTTATTGAACACATCAAACAATCCGTGAAACAACATTTCGGAGTTGAAGAATGAAAACACCAAGATGGTATAGTGCCGATGAAATCCGAACATGGAGTGTTCAAGCCACTGACAATAGAGGCTTTTATAAATGTTGCAGACCAATGAGTTATCCTGGATGGAATATTCGCAAACGATTGAAGATGGCTTGGTGGGTGTTTACTGGCAAAGGTGATGTTTTGATGTGGGAGGTTGAAGAATGAACCAACGAATTAAAGAACTTTCCGAACTGGCTGATGAATATGCTGAACAAACTGTTCATTATTACATGGGTCAGTTTGATGGATTGACTTGGGAAGGTAAAATCAAACAAACAAGAGATACAAAGTTCGCCGAGTTGATTGTGCAAGACTGTGCCAATTTTGTGCGTGAAGAATATGACCATGTTGACGCAGAGGGTATTGCATGGTACATGGAAATCAAATATGGTTTGCATGGAGATTATGCATGATTGACTATCACGAAGCCATTAAAGAAATGCACAAAGGCAATGTGGTCAAATATGTGGGCACAGTCAACGGTAATGTGATGACAGATCGGGGCTGGAGTTGGTGTATGTGTCGTGGATGCGTTTTTCCCTACAACGGCGAGCCCTTATGGAACATGGGGGGCCGAATGGTTTATGATCCAGACTTTCGTTATGTTCTAACAGGTGAAACTGTGGATCCTAGAGCTTGGCGGCCAGAGGAGAATAGAGACCGTAAAGATATCAAGAGCAAGTTAGGTTATAGTCGCATAGGATTGGGCAATATATGAAAAACACAGTAAGATTAAATCGTAGAGAAGTTGAACATTTATATGAATTGTTTAATAAGTTACATGAATCAGGCGACCATGGGTCAGTAGTATTGTGTGAAGAAAGTGGTAGTGGTATTGGTGCAGTATTAACCGCTACATTTGTAATAACTCACATGGGTGTAGAAGGTGAATTTACTTGCACCATTAGTGATGAAAGTAATTGGTGATATATAATGGGTTGGCGATATGAAGTTAATGTATGGGATAGTCCAGTTGATGGGCCTTACTATTGGTTACAGATTTACGCTGGACCAAGCGTAATCCGAGCCATCTACAATATGTGGTGGGCAAAACGCAACGGTTGGAAATGTATCAGACTGGAGTATAGACCGTGAGAGTAGAATTCAATCAAGGTGTGCCTGAAGGGTGTGTTGAATGGTTGTATGAGAATGTGGGCAGAGGCAATCTTACCAATACCAAAGACTGTGCCGCGTATGCTTGGTTTTATGATCGGGTGTTTATTCCCAAACCTAGTAGTCCTCAAAATGAAGGACGATATGTGCCTACTATCACAGTCAAAGATCCCAAGTTGGCAACTTGGTTTGCGTTGAGGTGGGCATCGTGAGTACTAGTGAAATCAAGGGCTTGTTCTTCTTGCCTTCTGGTAGATATATCCCCATGGGTCTAAATATCTTACAGAAACTTTGGTGGCAATTTGTACCCGGAGTTGTAGTCAATGTTCGTTGGCCCAGAGAGGGATGGGTAGTATTAAATAAGGACAGCACCGGAGGTCAAGTTTCTACTTTGAGTGCTGATCCAAACGATCACTATCGTCCCTGGATGGAACAGCATGTTGGCCGGCAAGGTTGGGATTGGAACTGGGGTATGGCTGATCGTGATGCCACAGACAACAGGTTAACCATAAAGATTAGACAACGGTATGCCAAGTATGCTACAATAGCGGCAATACAATGGAGTTAAACGATGAAAGTCATTATTGAAAAACCGGACGGATCGCCCTATATGAGTTTGCGTGAGGATGATAGATTAGCCTATATCCAAATACACAACTATGATTTTATGGGTGATCCCGTAGAGTTTAACTTTGATCGTAGAACTATTCCTGCCTTGATTGATGCACTTACTAGATTAAATCGCGGAGAAGATGACGCAACCATTCGTACCCATTACTTTAACCAGGATATAAAATGACACATTACTCAAACACACGCAATCCCATTGACTTTCCAAAAAAGAAAGACATACCCTTCTTAGAAAAGTTTGCCGCACAAAGTCTTGTTGAACATGACGGAGAACTGATTTTCAGCAAAGAACGGTTCGCCGAGTTGATTGTTAAACGAATCATTGAAAACATCGAATGTCACGCTGACATGTATGACACGCCTGACACACGGTTTATCTGTGAGAAAATTGTAAATTCTGTGAAATTTGATTTCGGAGTTGAAGAATGAACGAACGATTAGAACAACTTAAAAAGCAGGCTGTTAACTACGCAGAAGAAGTATTTGACTATCATGGTAAAGACTATCGAGAAATTGTAATGGAAAAGTTCGCCGAGTTGATTGTTCGGGAATGTATTGATAAGATTACAACCTACGATTTGGTTCCTGGGCATTCAGCCAAGTGGGAAGATATCTACGAAATTCACGCTAGATTGCTACAAGATTTAGGTGAAGAATTAAAAGAACATTTCGGAGTTGAAGAATGAAAGATTTAAAATTTACAACTGCAAGTGATTATATGAATACCGGCACTAAATTTGATGACCTAATGTATCGTGCAGGACTAACTGCACAGGGATGTTGGGATGAAATGGATGACTATGACCGTAAGGCTATTGAAAAGTTTGCCGAATTGATTGTTCGGGAATGTATTGACACCGTATCTGATTGTAGTGTAGAATACTGCACCAGACCACAGATTGTTAGTGAGATTAAAGAACATTTCGGAGTTGAACTATGATATTTACATCCCCGGACAACAACACAACTATTAAAACAATTCGGCAAAGTGATCCTGACTTTATGATTGACAATGGAATCGTTATGGCACCACGTGCTGGATTAGAAATTAGTAAACAATGCCCGAATAATTATGCAAGTTTGATTGCCGAATGTATTAATAACGGTTGGCTTAAACCCATAGCGTATATGAAAGAATCTGAATATGTTTGGGAAAAACTAGGAGAATAAAATGGAAAGAGATTACAAAAACCTTCAATATATTTTAAACAAAAATCCTCATGAATTATTTGAGTGGTGGAACTCATTGGATGATGAGGATCAAGCATATGCTTTAGAAATCATTACAGAATATCGTAAAATCCTTGAAGAACCTCTAGTAGAGGATCTATCTATTGCACGTGATCTATTAAAACAATTTATGTTATAATGCCAAGTTTAGCAGAATATTTCAAAGCAAACCGATATCAGGGTAAATATAATATTGGTGATCGTGTTATTGGGAAATGGAATAAGATTCCATTTGTAGGTACAGTGGGTAATGATACCCAAATTAATGAGATTGACGGTCCACGTATTAGTATACATTTAGATTTGCCGATTAAATACAAAGATATAATACATCGTGTTATAATTGTTAAACATAAGGATGTAAAGTTATTTAAATAGAGGACAAATATGGATAACGAAAAACTTAAAGGAATAGCAGAAAAATGTATCAATGATGATCAATTTGCAGTTGGACTATTTGCATCAATATTAATTGATGAATGTTTACTTGCCATAGATAATACAGCAAAACCACATGTACATACCTCATTTGATAAAACTCAACATGAGTCTGCTATTATAGAAGCAAAAAACGCAATAAAAAATCATTTTGGTATTAAATGACTATATCTGCTCCTACCCCCTTGCTTAATTATACCTTAAGGTATAATATGTTAAAAGATAATATGGAATTAGCAAAAGTTCGGGATATTGAAAAGGCTAAAGAGTTAGAAAAAGAAAAGATATTAAAAACACAATTGGAAAGACGATTAGTACAAGACAACAATTTCCAAGAACATATTGACGAAATTAAACGTTATGAATCATTAAAACTTACCCAAGAATATCAAGAGTACCGATATTTATATAATCTTGGTACAAAGGTTGACATATACATTTAAACATAGTATACTTACACAGAGGAATAAACATGACAAAAACACTTATTGCAAAACCCGTAGTTAAAAATCAATTTTGGATTGTTACTGATGGTAAAGAAAAAGTCGGCAATGTATTAGCTGACGGATCAGGATTTGAAGTAAAATTGAATGGCAATAAAAGCCATTATAAAAACACTAATGCTATTAAACGTAGGACAAATATTGAGTTTGAAATTGTAAAAAAAGCAGACAAAACTAAACACGATTTGCCCTTTAAGGTATATCCTACAACAGATAAAGTTTTTAATAGTATGTTAGATATTAAACGTAAATTGCATCTATTTACCACAGGCCCAAAAAGCAAATGCTATCATGCCGCAGGCTGGTTTAATATTCAACAAGGTAATGAAAGTGAAACTATTTTTTGCCCTAAATATATCTTTATTCAACGTTATCCTTATCAAGGACCATACAAAACTGAATTTGATGCTAAAAAAGCGATAAATACTTGATGATACACATTAAACGATTTATAGATAAAGTATCCATAATGGAAACTAAACAGGGAAAAGATGTTGTAATTCCTATAGGTGAAGCACGTGGATTACGTGATGAACTATCAAAATTACTTGTTGATAACTATGAATTGTTGCAGAATAAAATTGCAATAGAGCCTGTATTTCAAGTAGAAATTAATGGTGGTAAATTTTAATGAGTAGAACACAACCAAAAGTCTTACTTGAACTAGTAGACAAAGTAACATATAAATGTGATCAAATTGTAGAAGCTGCCGGCATATGGGCAGTATTCTATGATGGTCAACCTATTAATTTAAAAAGCCAACATTACTTAGATAATGAATCAACTCCTAAGTATAAGAAAACAAGTTTCAGTAATCCAGGTCATGCACGAAATTTGTGTCGTAAACTAAACCTACAATTTAAAACAGATAAGTTTACTGTAGTGTTTATGAATTCAGGTAGAGTAGTCTACCCAGATGAGTAAGCGTAAAAGTCTAAAAGAAACTATTACAGAAGTTGTATTGGCTCAACTTCCTGAAACATTTAAACAAGAAAAAGCTATACCAGTAGATAAGCTACTATTTAAATGGTGGATGACTGGTCGCCAAGATGGATTACGTTTAACTGATTACGGTGATCTAGCATTTAGAATGGCAGAAATTGAATTTTATCAATATGAATTGAAATTGCAACCGGAAATTCAATATCATGCTTATATACTAGAACTTAATAAAAAAATCAAATGCCCCTATTATATGGGAGTAAATAAACTTGAAAAGAGAAGTTTTCCTTACATAAGATTTTATGATAGTAAAATAGCTATAATGATCAGTTTGTATGGAAATGTAAATGAATATTTAGATAGCATAAAGGTAACAAAATGACTGAAGAAAAGAAAAGCAAGAACCCTTTTATTAATATGGCTAATGCCGCTAAACAAAATAACAAACATCCAGGATTGGCAAAAGCACCTAAATCACAAGGTCCTAAACCAACTAAGGGTAATGGTGGTGCAACTGTTGTTCGTAGAAGTGGTCGTGGTGGTTAATACCATTCACCTTCATTACGCATACGTTTGATAAAAGTTAAATAGGTGCTACATACTCCGTAGCATCTTAATTGTACTGTACTAAACAATGCTCTGTCTTTTATTTCAGGTAATACAACAATACTAGTATTATTTACCGGCACTGTGCCCGGTGTCCATAACTTATTACTACTAGTTAGTGCATTTACATTAGAATTAGGTTGATAAAAATAGTTAGGGTAATTTTTAAATGGTTGTGTTGTAAACCAATCATATGTTTCTTGATTCCCGCATTTAATCCAAAAACGATTACCTTGCAAATATTTATCAGTTACTGGAATAGGTGCAGCTTCTGGGCCTACACAAAGTGTATTGTCTATTCGCCAAACATCAACCATACAAGCAAATCCATTATTAAATGATTTACCTATTTGATTAGGTGTGTTGGCATATTCGTAGTTTTGTCCGTCGTAAATTCCCTGATAAGATATATATAACATAATGTATTTATGTCAACTAAACACTTGTCTGATACGTTATATATATGTAGACATTAAAAAAAATCTACTTCATTAACATAAAGGAAACTTAAAATGAAAACATTAGCAATCGCCCTTATCGCCACATTGTCAGTGGCAACAGCAATGGCTCAGGCTACAGCCCCTGTCGCAAAGCCAGCAACACCTGCTCCGGCTGCTACAGCCCCGGCTGCTACAGCCCCTGCTAAAGCAGAAGCACCAAAAGAAGAAATGAAGTTAGCTAAGAAAAAGGATGCTCCTAAGGCAGACACTAAAAGTGATGCAAAGCCTGCTAACTCAGCCCCAGCAAAAGCCGACGATAAAAAAGCCGAAGCTCCTAAGAAGTAATCCATATAGACTTATAGCAATTAAAACTTGGGGCATTGATCCAAATTTGATTCTAATTGAGGATGAGGATATATTAGTTAATTCTCGTAGGATTGTATTAAAGATTGAAACCTCTTTAAATGAGAATGAGGAATTAACTGATTATGTCAAGTTAAGATTGTTTCTGTCTAGAGAAATAGCTATGTCAAAATATAGAGAAATCTATCAATCGGCATAAATATATATGAAGTTAAGGGTTCTTCATAAAAACCCAATTTTAAACACACACATAGGAGATATAAAATGTTTAACACAGCAACTTACGCCTTTATTGACGGCGTTTCAGACTTCAAAAAACAATTCGTAGAACAAACAGTTCAACACGAAGGAATCAAAAATGCATTAAATGGTTTTATTGATGCACAATCAAAATATACAAAACAAGCCGCAGATGCAGGAATGCAATCTATGATGAGTTTAGGTATGATTTTCACAAGCAAAGATTTTTATACACAATTAGCGGATCAGTATAAAGCAATGGTACCTGCTTTTAATATTGCAAAATCTGCTAAATCTACAAAGGCTAAGTAATATGAAGAAAATTCTAGGAATGCTAATAGTGTTCCTAGGTTTCTCTACAGATACCTATGGCACAGAGTTAGAAAAATATATAGTCGGCCGTAATCCACAAGATATAGGTGACATTGAGCGATTGACCTATGAGTTCCATCGCAAACAATCAGATTGGAGATATTTATGAACACACTTAAAAAACTTTTTTATAGCCTCTTAGAGGCAATTCAGTCTATCAAAGACTACAAAGCGAGTAAAATGAAATGAATTTCATTAACGACCTAATTATGCTAATTAAATGGGCGAAAGAAGGTTGGGAAGTCCATCCAATAGTTGATAATGAATTTAAGGGTTGGATATGATTAATTGGTGGCCTGTATCAGATGAAGAATGGGAGCGACTAAATTTTCCCGAAAGATTTGAGCAACCTAAAAAAATGTCATATACTATATGAACATTAACACACAAAGGAAATATAATGTCAGATTTTACACCAAAACTACCGGAAGTTAAATTTAATAAAAATGGCTACGAACTTCGTACCGATATTTTAGCAATGGCTAAAGACCTAGTAGGTCAAGAGTATCATGCTAAATATATGGGATGGGAAGTTAGTGCCGAGCGTGATGAAAAGACAGGACAAATTGTTAGCAAAGTTAACATGCCAGAGTTTCCCGGTCTAGATAAGATCCTAGAAACTGCGGAAAAAATGTACAGTTTTGTTAATCAAAGTACTAATCTTAAAAAGTAATACTTTTAGTTCTCAAAAAATGCCCCGTTTTTGGGGCTTTTTTATACCCAAAATTTGACAATAAATGGACTTAGTGCTACAATAGAATCTTAGACAGTTAGATAAAGGACATGAAATGACTAAGTTTAGCAAAGATAGTTTTTATGGTACAGAGTACATTAACTACACTATGCCCGATGGTGCAAGCAAGTTTGTAGCCCGTTTCAAATATGCTAAAGGTGGCAAAGCAAGTTTCCTTACATTCCTTACAAAGAACTTTACAGTTGAGGAATACTTCAGCCGTTTGGACAAAGGTGAGTCTCCCCTCCCAATCTTGCAATCTAAAGGTTACATGCAACCCCATATCAAAAAGATGTTGAAAGAACAGGGTTACCCAGTTACTAATGCAGGATTTGAACAGTTAGTCCAGGATAATGTTGCAAAAACGCAACAAAGATTAGCCGCTTAAATTTGACAATAAATGGGTTTGGGCTTATAATAGAATCTTAGACAGTTAGATAAAGGACACGCAATGACTACATTCACAGATGAAAAATTTGACTACTACAATCAGGTACGTGAGGATTTGGATTTGCTTGCAGTTTGGTCAATCTACGAGGTTGAGAACTTAAGTGAGCCGCATCCGTTTGTGGGTGTAGAAAAAGTTATCTATCGTGCTTATGGTTCCGGAGATCACGAGGTTACTATTGAGGGCAATACTTGGAAGTCATTGTACATTGCGGCAGATAAACTTATCCGTGAAAGTGGTGATAACCATCATATTTTTATTGAAACTTTTAAACAAAGCTCTATTGCACCGGAAATCTTATTTATATCAACTGGTTCCTAAATTTGACAATAAATAAATTTGGGTATATAATAGAATCTTAAACAGTTAACTAAAGGACTAAACATGAAAGCACTACAATCATTTATTGACCAGAAGAATCACTGGAACAGTTTCTTCAAGGGTCCACAGTACGAAATTGCTACTCAAGCTGGTCGTCAACGTGTTGCGGATATGATTGATTCGGCTCTTAGCCCAGAGAATCTTACTTGCGACGGTGAGTTGCCCCGTGCAGAAGTTAACCGTCGTTACAAGGAATTGATGACAGCGGCCAAACAATTGAAGAAGTTGGACCCTTCAGTTACTTTTTACGAATACGAAACTGAAGTTTAAGGAGTTGATGATGCCTGGATTTTATAATGTATCAAATATGACTAGCCGTCAAATTCAACGTATGGGTCACGCAGATGATAATGGTAGTGATTACTATCGTGCTAAAACTAGAACAAACAAAGTTGTAGTTAATCACAATGCCGATGACGTATGGAATGCGGCATGTGCGGCACAACGTATTAATGGCAGTTATATCAAGTTGAGTATGATTTCCGAATCGGATCCTACAGAAACAAAACTATCCAATCGTATGATTGTTGAACAACTGTTAGCCGATCAATCAGGTATCACTGATGAAGACCGTGAACAAGGTAAAAAGGTTCGTGCGTTTTATCAGGCATTGACATTCAAAATCTTGCAGGGTAAACATTTGACCGATTTTGACAACACCGCAATGTTAATTGCTAATCGTGATATTATTACTAGCACCTATGATATTGCTGTTATTGCTAGTTTACCATCATGCTATGAGCGTGGTGTTGAACGTCAAACAACAGAACAACGAGTTAACTTTGCTACAGGTGGTTTCATTGGTAAAATAGGTGATAAGGTAAAACTTGAAATTGAAGTTATCAAGTGTACATATTCACAAAGTTATAATGTATTCTTTGTTACTGGAATTACTGAACAGGATCAACCGGCGTTCTTTAGTTATAAGGAAAAAGTGCCCACAGGAGACACAATGAACATTTTTGGTACTGTTAAAGCACATAGAGATAACATTACTCAACTTAATCGTGTAAAGGTGATTGCGTGAATACAGAATTGATTCAGGAGTTAAAGGCAAAATGTATCGTCCGTGAAATGCGTGGTACTACTGCTTTTAACAGTTACATGGTTGATCGGTTTGATACTGAAAAGTTTGCAGAACTGATTGTACGTGAGTGTGACCGTTATGCCCGTAGTGCATGGGAACATGGCCCGTTGTTAGGTAGAGATTTGTTAATACATTTTGGAATTGAGGAGATGAGTGATGAATAAAGATATTGAAAAACTTTTTAAACAGGCTAACGGTTATGTTGAAGTAGATGAGAAGGGTAACCGTTCTACTTACACATATGATTTTGATCCTGATCAATTTGCTAGTTTGATTATTCAAAATTGTATTCAAACATTAGTCAATCATGGCTATACGGATGCGGCAACTGTTTTAGAAAAAGAGTATGCTGAAGATTGGAAAAAATTGGAATTTCCGGAGATTTAATAATGAAAAACTTTTTAATTGGAACAGTATTTGGCATCATTGTTGCTACTGTAGGATTTAGTGGTATTGCTAAAATGCTTGACAATGGTGTAGATAAAGTTAAACAGGTAACTGTTGAACAAGCTAAGTAAAATATAAACGTAAACAAGTGGAGAATAAAATGGGACTAGATATGTATGCGTATGTTGCTAAAAAAAGAGGGCAATACAATGAATTCTACGAAACTGCAGAGTTTGATAAAACAACAAATGATTTTGAAAGCGAGACAGTTACTAAGCCGCATGAGCTTGCTTATTGGCGCAAGCATCCTAGATTGCATGGCTGGATGGAACAACTATGGATTAGCAAAGGTCGTCCAAGACAAAGTGTTGGTTGGCCTATATTCAACGGCATTGAACTTGAATTAACATGGGATGATTTGGACAATCTTGAACGTGCTATTCGTCACGGTCAACTTCCAGATACAGAGGGTTTCTTTTTTGGCAACCCTTCTGATAATCATTACTATGAACAAGACCTTGAGTTTGTTAACAACGCTAAGGCAGAAGTATTCTTAGGATTAAAAGTATTTTATAACAGTAGCTGGTAATGTATATTACAAACAAATATCAATCAGTAAAGTTACCATATAGCCCAGAAATGTTAGAGTGGCTATTGGTAACTTACCCTCATTCTAAATATTACGTAGTGGAATAAAATGACTAAACTATACCGAATCACACCTGTAGATAAGAAATCTATCTATGCCGTTTATGATGTTTACAAAACAGATGAAGAGGGTAATACCCGAGGTTTTGTAGTACGTGAACTATATCGTTGGGGGCAGGGTTTCCGTGAACTTGATGAACCTATTCATGCAGAAGATACTTGCATAATCTGTAGTCCACAAATAGGTTGGGGTGCAGAACTTGATGACACTATCAGTATTGATTTTGAATTTGATGATGGCTTCACCGATGAGGAAAAAGAAGAAATTGAAAACTTATGGTTCAATGGAGATCCTGACGATCCTGATGGTAGAACCAATGCCGCATGGTTATATGACTATAGCGATTGGGAAGTAGAAGATGACTATATTGAGATTTTTGGGCCCTTTAAGGTTGACATTATTGACGAAGAAGATTATAATGTAATCATTGAAGAAAACATTGAATTGCAACCTCGCCCAAAACTAGACCCAAATAGTTCGTGGCCTTTTAAGTGAGAAAATAATGTCAGCAAGTTGGATTAATAAATTAAACGAATCAGATAGCCGCCTTCATAAAGAAGATGT